CGTCCATATTATGGCGACATATGCCTTTTTATCTGAAGAAGAAACAAAGGTGTTTGCGGCAAACGAACAGACACATTTATTCTTAGATGTAAAAGAAACCCAATATAAACATATTGTCGGCACACGCCGAATAAAAATAGAGACCAATAACTTGGTGTCCAATTGGTTTTGGTTCTTACGCAGGACGGACGCTTATGAACGAAACGAATGGAGCAATTATACCAATTGGAAATATAGAGACAAACCGAATATAGATTTATCTTTTCAAGATCTACCCCGCGATGGCATTACAGAATCGTTTCCGATTACACAATACCCCACGACCAACAATGTAAAGCATATATTACAACAAGTCTCTATATTACTAGACGGTAAATATAGAGAAAACGAGTTCGCGTCGGATATTTATAGATATTTGGAAAAATATGAATCGTGTTTAGGGGACTCCGACGATGGATTATATAGTTATAGTTTTGCTTTAAATACAAATCCATACGACATACAGCCTTCGGGTGCGATGAATTTAGGCAAATTCAAAGATGTGGTCATGGATATTTTAACATTGACGCCGGATATAGATGAAACACAACAAGTCAGTTCTATATGCGACGACGAAGGAAATGTAATAGGCTATATTGACACAGACCCTACTAAAATATATAAATATTCATTTGATTTGACACTATTCGAAGAAAGATATAATGTCATACGTTTTATGTCTGGAAATGTGGCACTGGTGTACTCTCGTTAACGCACGGATAAGTATTCGACGCATAATTTGAAATATCGTAAGAATTGGCTCTTGTAAACATCGTTTCCTTCGTACGCAAATATAAAATAAACACCAACAAAATCACCAGCATAAGATTCATATTATAATAATATATTATAATATGAACGATACAGATAAATACCTCTTCCTTATAGGGGTCGTATTCAAAGAACTTATGTTTTTAATTCTTATAACCGCGATTATTATTATTTATTGTTCCTTAGATACGAAAGAGAACGAAACTATATCCAACGAGCGAAAAGAAGCGGCGGCGCCAGAAGCAGCAGCGAAAGCGCCAGAAGAAGCATCGCAAGAAGCGACAAAATACGAAAGTCTATTTGATCTTCTGATTAAAGCCGCCGAGCAATTTTTGCAATTATTGAAAGTGCCGACTATACCCGGCTTTACGTTCTATATAGTCTTTATATTCTATTATATTGTCTCTATTGTCATTGGATATTTATACAACCCACCACCAAGGGGTTCTCGTAAAGATAAAATAAAGGATTGGTGGACATTTATGGGCAATGAAACTATATATAGAATGTTTATTATTTTCGTTGGTCCTTTAGCTATCTTTGTCTCGTTAGGCATACTATATATGTTGGCAATTGTGGGTCAGAATAGTGTACCTAAATTACTTCAATCTATCAGAAACTTAACCACTTTAAAGAAAATTATGGCTGCGATAGTTTGCGTTTTATTTATTTACTTTTTGATAGAAATTATCGTGAATGTTACTTCAAAAAGACCTATTTTTAAACGCGGAAGTCTTGAAACGAATATTCTTCGGGGGGCTACCTTGTATACGACTATAGGTATTATGGCAGGATTAACTTTCTTATTATTATTTTTTACACCTTTTAGTACGGTGAATATTAATTATTTAAATGAACAATGGAAGGAAATAACACCGAATATATTTTTTTTATGGTTTTTATGCTTGTGTGTAGCCCTGATTGTCCATATTTCCTTTTTATTTGATATCAGCTATGTCATTGCTGCGATCGTTTTTATGTTGTTTTTTTCATATTTGTCTAAATAAGACCTAAAAAGAATTAAGAATGGATACTAATGGGTAAGAAAAAGGCAAAAACGATTAAACCGCGCGTAAGTTTATGCACCCCTACATTCAATCGTCGCCCTTTCATCACGCAAATGGTGGACAACATTATGAAACAAGATTACCCCAAAGAATCTATGGAATGGATTATTGTAGACGATGGCACCGATCCCATTGGCGATTTAGTGAAACATATTCCGTTTGTAAAGTATATTTATTCAGAAGAAAGAATGTCATTAGGTAAGAAACGCAATTTTATGCATCAACAATGTACGTTCACCGACGACAACGATATAGTGGTGTATATAGACGACGATGATTATTATCCACCGTGTCGGGTAAGTCACGCCGTAGAGACTTTAATGAAATCGCCTGCGTTGTGTGCGGGTGCGAGTGAGATTTATTTATGGTTCAATGGAATCAATAAAATGTATAAATTCGGACCCTATGGACCTCGACACGGGACCGCCGGTACGTTCGCGTTCAAGCGTGTGTTGTTAAAAGACACCCAATACGAAGACAGCGCGGTTTTAGCCGAGGAAAAATCTTTTCTAAAAAACTACACCGTTCCATTCGTTCAGTTAAACCCCTTGAAAACCATTTTGGTTATTTCGCACGAACAAAATACGTTTGATAAAAGGCGTCTCATTGATACAAAAAGCCCCGTATGTAATGATTCGACTTTATTACCCAATACATTTATCAAAGACCCAAGCACATTGCTTTTTTATACCGAAACCATCGGCACAGCCTTAAAAACCTACTCGCCTGGCGAGGTCACCAATAAACCCGACGTACTAGCCGAAATCAAACGCCGAGACAACGAACGAAAGACCCAACAAGTCATCTTAACGCAACCGGACGGCACCAAACGCCCGTTACAATTGAACGAAATTATCGAAGTATTGAAAATAAAAACAAACGAAAACAATGTATTAAAAGAAAAAATAGCCGCCTTACAAGAGACCTTACAGCAATTCAAACTCTTAGCCAATAAAATATAAATATTTATTCAAACGATTGTATTCCGTGGGGGTCAGTTGGTCGATGTCTCCCAATTGTTTTTTTGAAATATTAAAACGATTACAAATATCTAGGATAAACTTTTGATTGTTATATTCGTTGCTATATTTGGTCAATACTTTGGTAAACCTATATTCTTCTTTTTGGTGGGCAATGGCGACGGAACTTTCGATGTAGACATAATAATTATGAAGCATTTTTAAATAATAGGTCATTTCATTGTATATCCATAATTGTTTTTGAAAACTAATGCGGTCGTAATAATCGCCCGCGCAATAATTATCTAAAAACTTCAAATAAAACTCCATATCGTTGGTCGTAAGATGGTTTATAATATTTTCGTGAAACATCAAACACTGCGTTGCTTTTTCATTTTCAACCATACAATTGAGTCCAATTTTTTGTTCTATGACATTTTTTATGTTGATTTGTATATTTTTTTCGTAATTGGATTGATCGTCTTTTAAATGTATTTTGTTACATAACTTCAACAATTCTTTCACTTTTTTATCGTATAGATTGATACCTATAAAAATAAATTTGAATTGTTTTGTCTCCTTTTTTTTATATAATTTCATTTGTTTGATTAATTCATTTAGTATTTTTTTTTCGCTATTATTTAAAATATCTATGTCATCTATCACGACCACGTTTTGTTTTACCTTTTTATGCATAAGCGTTAAAATAGAACCATGTGTATTTTTATAGATATCATTCATCGTAGAAATGTGTTGTATAGATAAATAATGTACATCGTAATCCCCTTGGTTCAAATAGTCCGTAACCATTCGGGTCTTTCCAATACCCGACCTACCTAAAACATAGATATCCTTTTTATCCAACATAAATTCGGCGAATAATTCCATTGTCATTCTATGGTGTATGTGTTTATATACATACGTCGTTATTTGTAATACCATCCCACGATACTTTACAGTCTATCGCCCATTTTTTTTTGTCGCAAGAGGAATCGTCGCTTGTAAATAAGACGCGTTTACAATCGTCGTCGGAAGAATTTGGACCTATCTCGTATTTGTCGTAACAAAATCCATAACTATTTTTTTGATAATAATCGGGGCACGGGTTTGTATGAGGCGGATACAAATACGTTTTTTTACTGGTTCGCAATATATTTGCCACAATACCCAATGTAAATAGTAAAATAAGAATCATAGACATAAATATTATTTTAGTTTGTTCCATTATATTAAAATAATATTATATATTAATGTCTGGCAGGGTAAACATAGAAGGAGGTACGCCATTGTTTTTACAAGACCAGGTTCTGGTAGACGATAAAACGAGTTATTTTAATGCGACGAAATATATGTTTCAACCGAGTCACTTGACCAACCGCTATTTTAGCGGGCATAATATTCGCCAAGTCCATGAAGCCATTAAAAAAAAGGTGTATAATTTATCCGATAGAAAATATGTAATCGACGACCAAAATACAGATGTATTGAAAGTCATTATGCGGAGTATATTTTTACAATTTTCAAATTTTCAGTTTGAAAACATAGAAGGACAAGTGTCGGAAATAAACGAACGCGTGATAGACTACGCGTCACAACAAATACTGGGAGAAATTACGGGATATTTAAAATATAAAACAGACGCGTCTACTATGCATACATTGATGGAACGTCCTGTTTATCTACACAACGATAATACAATCGAACTAAAGCATTTCTTTTAAATCACACAATTCCTTTTTCCAAAGGTCTATGTTACTATTCTTAGATAACTCATTATATACGTCTTGTTTCTTTTTAAATTGTTCATTTAACGCGTCTACATTTTCTTTACATACGCTGTCCATTGGCATTTTAATCAAATAATGGTAAGAATCATTGAACGTATCATACTTTTTATCGCGTAATAATTCAACGATGTGTTCGTAGGATTTTTTCCGTAAATCTAACGTATCGGCTAACAATTCGTTGATATATCTACACTTCTGATTTAAAATATTCATTTCTTCGGTTAAAACTTTGACATAGTGTACCTTTCTTTTTTCGTAATAGTCTAACCGAACCTCAATAAAGTCGTCGCAAATTTCATGTACTTCGTTATAGTGTCTTAACTTATCGCAAGAGTCGAATAAATTCATATTATTAATCGATAAGGTGGTCGTAAGTTTGAATGTTTTTAAAATACTCTCTTCGTCCATGGGTTCTTTTAGAGTTAATTTAAAATAAATCACCGCGTCCGTCGATTGGTCGCTATAGTCTTTTAATATATTCTCGGCTACGCATTTTTCTAGATGTATAATATAGTCTTCGTTCCAAACGCCAATGGGTAATTCTGTAATAAGGACCGTCTTGTTTTGGATCGTATACTTGCCCTTTGTAATGAAACGACGGCTGTCGTCTTTGGATATAGAGCCCGTAAATCCTTTATAATAGGGCACAAAATCGTGCGTATGCCCTTTGTCGTCCAGTTTTTTTAAAATATAATCGACTAGGTCCATTGGACGAAAACATGGAATGTCAGTACTAAATCCAGTGCCGATGCCTTTGGTTCCGTTTACCAGAATCATAGGAATAATAGGCGCGTAAAAGGCGGGTTCTACGGGGGTTCCGTCGTCGTTCAGATAATTTAAAATAACATCATCTTCTTTTTTAAAGATCATTCGGGTGATTTTATTCAATTGGGTAAAGATATACCGTTCAGATGCGCTATCTTTACCCCCCTGTAGACGCGTACCGAATTGTCCGTTCGGGTTTAAAATAGGAATGTTGTTAGACCCCACAAAATTTTGAGCCATATTTACAATCGCCCCATTGAGACTGCTCTCGCCGTGATGATACCCCGAATGTTCGGAAACATACCCGCTGAACTGAGCCACCTTAATTTCGCTGACTAAGTTTTTTTTAAACGCACTATATAAAATCTTGCGCTGAGAGACTTTTAATCCGTCCATCAAATTCGGGATAGAACGGTCGCAATCGTATTTTGAAAAATGGATCATCTCTTTGTCTACAAAATCGCAAAGGCTAATCGAGGTCGACGAGGTGTCTAATATATCGTCTCGGTTGTATTTAGACAACCATTCTTTTCTATATTCCGATTTTTTTTTATTGAACACCATATCTATTTTTTCCGTATCTTGATCGCCCAATAAGATATCCATAGTCTTTTTGTCTTTGAAATATTCTTTGAATTCTTTGCTTGTACTGGTCCCCAATCCTTTATAATATTTAATCGCCCACCCTTTGCCGTTGTTATTCTCCGTTTTCCATAAAGCGTATTCTTGTTCGTTGTAAAATTGTGTTTTATGGCTTCCTTTGGTCGCTTTTAAAATAGGGGTATTCATAAATCCTAGAAATCCGCGGATGCTTAATAAAGACGGCCATAAACATTCAAATAAATTAATACACAACCCCTTGATATGACTTCCGTCTAAATCTTGGTCCGTCATAAATAGGATTTTATTGTATCTTAGCTCGTCGGTGTTCTTATATTTCTTATTGGATTCTAGTCCCATGATTTTCTTAATTTCAATGATTTCCTTGTTTTCATTGATTTTTTTGGTCGCTTCCCCGCGCACGTTCAACAACTTGCCTTTCATTGGATACACCCCAATAATATTACGATCGCTTGGACTAAGCCCGGATAAAATACCCGCTTTTGCCGAATCTCCTTCGCATAAAATTAATGTACACTGGGCGGAGTCCTTGGTCCCCGCATAGTTTGCGTCTACTAATTTGGGTATGCCGCGGATGGTTTTCTGCTTGTTGCCGTCCGTTTTTTTAGAATTATTCTTTTCTTTTATTTTGCTTAATTCACACGATTGCTCCATAATCCCTAGCTTTGCCAATTTTTCTATGAATTTATCGCTGACGACACACGAAGACCCGAACTTACCAGGCGGTGTGTTTAGATAATCCTTGGTTTGGCTGTCAAATGACGGATTCACAATCGTGCAATTCAAAAATATATACATTTGTTCTTTTAAAATAGACGGTTTGATTTCTATCTTTTTCTTTTTTTCAATATACGCAATTAATTTTTTGATGATTTGTTGCGTGATATAATCCACGTGTTTACCGCCCTTTCCTGTGAAAATACCATTTACAAAAGACACCTGTTTGAATTCGTCGCTTAAACAAACGCTATAACTCCATCGCTCGTTAGGCGATTCGCCGATTTTATCGCAATCGTTGTATAATTCTATGTAATGGTTAAAATTCTTAATATCTAACACACTATGGTTTAATTTTACTTTCACGTCTTTTGTGGTAATACCGGCAATATCATACACACGACGATGGAACAGCGATAACATATCCGCGGTCAATCCATTCAAACCGAGACGCTTATAATCTGGTTTAAACTTTACGATGGTATAAGGTTGTTTAGAACATTTGGTGATGCTTGGGGGG